CTGTCCGCTGGTGAACCCCTTGGAGGGCATCAAAAACGATCCTGTTGGCGTTTATGGCGAAATAACCACTATCCCATGTTTGTTGGGAAAGTATGTTTCTGTCGATTGCGATTAACGACAATGCTGCCGCTTCACTCTTTTGTGCTATTGGGACTTTTTTCATTTTATCGGTAACGATAATCAAAAGTTGGAGAATCGTTCTGGCTTGGTGAATCCGGTTGTTTTAGGTTTGATCCATTCAGCCTTGAAGCTCTGCCATCCACGAGTGACGCATTCGGTCAATGCCTCCTCAATGTGCATCGCTGCCTTCTCCGCTTCTTTAGCGATGACTGAGAGTGCCGTTGCTGATAGCGGTGCGCGTTTCGCTTTACGGAGGGCGATGAAGTCATTCCAGACTTGTTCGCTCACTCCGCTCGGTTTTTCGATTTGGTTTGCTGACGATTTTTTATTTCGTGGGGGGGCCGCGCAATGGGGGGTCTTTTCTTTGCCATCGGCAGATTTCAGTTTGGCGTTAGCCGAACCCGAAGCGTTAGCTTCACTTGGGTTAGTCGGGAATAGATTTGGTTGATTCAATTCAACTGAGGAATGTGAGGCCACTGCCGAACTTTCCTCTTCCTCCTCGTAGGAGGTTAGGAGGTTTTCTTTAATGTCTTTCTTTACTTTACTAAGTCTATCTTTATTAGTCACGGGTTTTCCCGAGTCGGGAATATCCCGAGTCGGAGAATCCCCTGATCGGAACGGGTCTTCAAGTTGTGGGTATTGGTAAACATAATATTCCCAACCACCCGGATTTTCACCGCAACACGGCCTGCGCCATAGATACTTTTTATCCAACAATTCGTGAACGCCTGCAACTGTGCTATCATACCCATCTGTGGATATACTCTTCAGATGGTTAAGACGAACAATCCAAGTTTCTGGCAGTGATAAAAGATATGCGTGAATACCTTTTGCCTTCCACGACAACTCTGAATTTTTAAGAAGATCATTTGGAATAGTCGTGAAATTCCTTGTCAACTTTTGGCGAAAAATACTTTTACTCATAATGTCCGTGATGTTTAGCGTGGCACTCGTCGCAAACGCAGGTAAGTGATTGCATTCCGAAATATGTGTGTTCATAACCATGCGATTGATAGTTTTTGTGATGCACTTGTAAGCGTTCTTTGCTGTCACACATCACGCACTTAAATTTATTTTTTCTCTTAACTTCAAATGAAGTAATCTTCCAATATGGAGTTCTTAAAAATTCAGTATATTCCATTTCACATATCATTTGTGCTAATTTTTCTTCGTTGCACATTGATAAACGCCTGTCCATTTCGACAGCAATTTCCTTCCAAGTTACTCCTTCTTTTGGCATTCCATCCACCAAAAGAAAATGTTTAACCAATATATCTGTGTTTGATTCACGATCCTTTCCATAATTAGCCAAAAAATTGGCGCGTTCATTTTCTTGTTTTTGTCTATTGAAAACAATTTCATTTTCCTTGCATTCTTTGCAAGTTGCTACAGTTTGGTAATTTGATTGATGAGTTTTTTCATGTATGCGCCGAAGGCATTCCATGTAAGCAATCAACTGCGTTTTACGAAGAGTAGTTTTTTTCAATGACTGACACCTATCACATTGTATTTCGCAAATGTAATCTATTGGAAGACCGCCAACGACAGGGAACAGTGCGCGAATGTCTTTATTCAGCGGCATCCTTGTAGATAAGGCTACTAATGTTTCGTGGTCAAACTCCATCCCCGGTTCTATTGGGTGAGAGCGTAACGCTTCAGTATAGGCCAAAGACCTATCAACTAATTCTTGGTTCATTTTATAAAAGGCCACCCCCTCTTTAGCAGTAGAAGTCCGGCGAAATGACGGGTGAAGAATAGCTACTAAAGAGCGGGTGATATTTTGGTTTCAATTTATTACTTCTAATTTTCGTCTGTTCTTCACGCAGACGGCACAATTTCTCGCACGACTGAAAACTACTACAGGTTGTATTCTATGTCAAGCACCTTTTTCGTGACGCTACGAAAATGGTTATCGTTACCGATAATTTACAAAAAAGTGTTGACTTGTCAATACTCTTGGTTTATTTTCCTATCAAATGAAACATCCGTTAGAAGATGCCTATGAAACTTGCATGAGTGCTTACGAGCAATCACGCACAGTTCGCTCTCTTGGACGGAAGACTTTTGCTAATCAATTGCGTGAGACACGGAGGATGTTGCGGTTGACTGTGAGAGAGCTTGGGGACAAGATCGGCGTTACTGGATCACTCATCAACCAGATTGAAGTAAACTCTAAAAGCATCCTAAAAAAAGAACAGGTTGAAAAAGTAATCGCACTATGCACGTCTTCCTCGAAATCCAAGAAGGTAAATACTGCCTCAGAGTCAGTCCCTACTCAGCAGGCAGTCCAACCACCATGCACCAGCGAGGTAAACCATTCCCAGAGTCAGTCAGGGACAGCTACGAAGAACTGGAACTGGCCACCATCGGACTTCAACAGCTAACGGACTACTATAAATGCTCAGTAGAAAAAAAGGTTTCAAAAAAACGGGCGGCAAGTTAAAGCCTGTTTCAGATAGACGAAAGGTTTTGAATAAAGAATATTCTGAAGCGAGGAAGAAATACTTTACTACTCATCCCAACTGTGAGGTATGCGGTGCGGGAGCTACAGATATTCACCACAAAGCGAAGAGAGGAAAAAATCTTTCCAATTTAGAAATGTTTATGGCAACCTGTAGGGTGTGTCACACAAAAATTCACGATAATCCCGCATGGGCAAGAGAGTTAGGATATTTAATTTATGACTACAAGTAATACGTTTGAATCCCGCATCATCTGCGAGGGAACTGAAGTAAGCGAGAACCCAACTAAGATTCTACTTCGACAGAAGTTCAATACCTGCTGGATCAAGAAAAGCGATATTCGGCTAAAAGAAACGCTTGGATTTATTGACGGGGAGAAAGTAATCCGTATTGTAGTTCCAGAAGAAGTAGCGAATACCTTGGAGCTTGAAGGTATTCTAGATTGATTTTATATGGTCGGCGGCTGAGAATCATGCGTAAGGTTAATACTCTTAAGTTAGTCTCTGAGTGATTCAATAATGCCGAGTTAACCCGGCCTCCATTTTAGCAGGCAGATGAGAATGCACTGATGAGCGGTTTGGATTGGGAATACTCGGTCGCCGCCACATCGAGGTTGGGAGGTATATTACCGAGTCACCGATCCGTTGTATAACGGGGGAGGCGGCGTAACCTTGGGAACCCAGCATCTGAAAAGGTTGCGCGTAACCGTTCCTGCTACTTACCAATCTCCGTTATCGTCTGATCCGTAGTCATCGTCTGGAGTGGTATCATTTGATACTTCTTCTCGCGCCCAAAATCGGTTAGTTGGAACTGGTTTATCGTTTCCGATAAATACAAGTCCATTGCGCCTCGCCATTTCGAGTGCGTAGATCAGACTGTCACTTAAATCCGGTGAGTATCCTGTTCTCTTTTTAAGATCATCCTTGGTCTCAATAGCAATCTTTTTGGATTTAATCGTGTATCGGCGAAGGCAAAGTTCCCGCGCCAAATCAGAACTTGGATCAACACCGAAAAGAACCCGGCTTTTAAAAGCATGATAGGCTGAGTAGTAGTATTCAGATACAAGACGGTCATAAACATCGCTACACGGCCTCCTGTCAACCTCTGCTGCGATTCTTTCGGTAGGTTTACCCATAGAGGAGATAAGGGCAATTGCCGCGCCTGTAGAGTCAGTTCTAAGCCACTCACGAATGATAGCTTGACCAACTCGACCACCATCACCAGAGACATCCATACCAAATTTAGTAGGCTGAACTCCAGCAGACTTACACAAAGAAACAACTTCAGTAGCTAATTGGATTTCAAACTCCACGGAGGCATTAGCGGATAGTTGGATTACTTTCTGACTTTCAAGCCACATAACACGATTACGAGTGCCACGGACGAATCCAAGTTTAGCGATGGTAAGAACGCATCTATCGCCACCAATCGTAAATGAAGTGTCAAAGCCTGCTACCTTAGTAAACCCTTCGGAATCCCAAAGCGGTTCTTCGTTTGTATCGGCATTACGAATAAGATCAGAAGTAATTACAGTCTGAATAAACCCAGACTTCGGCCACCATCCGATAGCGTTACGAACATAGTCAATAGCGTTTTCGTCGCCATAACATTGTTTGAGCATCATCTCTTGTTTCTTCCGATCCATAAGGAAAGGGAATGGAGATGGTTCATCTGGGCGAGCATCGAAGTTAGGAGACTTCATGCCATTGTAGAACAAGCAGATTCCAGTTTCTGTTTCCCAATCCATCATGTCTGGGGTTACAGAATCGAAGTTAGATTTACCTTTTGGCATTGCCCAACGAGTATGAGGATTATCCCCCGCCGATGGGTTTCCAATACCAATAAATGTAACATCGTCGTTTGCTGAAAGGTTGACGCGAGCGGTGATAGCTCCAAGTTCCATTTCGGGCAACTCATCAAGTGCCAATCGAACACGATCATTCTTACGACCACGGGTAGTATCAATAGCCTTTTGACCCTCGTTACCTGATTGAAAGGCCAGAGCTTTTATCGCATTACGATAATCTTTATCCTCATCGTTGGACGCGCCGCCCCAAACAATCATGTGACGATAATCAATTAACTTACCGATTTGAACCCGCGCACACTTCCAAAGTTTAGAAATAATACCCCAGATACGATCCTCGGAAGCTCCGAGAGTAGTAGTAGCAACCCAAGATGATGTGCAGTGAGGGGCAGAACACCAATCCAAATAAATCCAAAGTGCAACTGGAAAACTTTTTCCCATTGAAGCTGCGCCAGCCAAACAAATATCTGTATTGTTACAGAGTTCTTCAAGTGTTCTTAGAAGCTGTGTATTGGTATATCCTCGGTTGTAAATAGCAACATCAGTCGGCCATTGTAGTTTAACTGCGTTAAGAAAATGTTCTGCTGGCGTTAGTAACTTAAAATCTTTTAAGTTAATATTATGTTTAACGCAGTAATCTTTTCCATAGTCACCACGGGATATGGCATAACAGTAAAGTTCAATGCCCAAGTCATCCATGTTTTCGGAAAACTTCATTCCATACTTCTGAATCCCTTTGCTTGTAGAAAAAACTCTTGACATATCAATAAGAAAATATATTTTCAGTCAGAAAGCAAGATGAAACTGAAAAACAAGAACCTCGCTCCAGTCGGTGGCTACTACTTCAAATATGAAATTAAGAGGGGCAAACTAACATTTCCAGCGATTGTTTATGGGAATTCATGGTCGAGCTTGATGGCTTGGGTTAAAAAAGATTACCGCTCAAACGGAGTTGATCTTCCAGATAACATTGAGCAAATGATAGAAGATCAGATATGCCAGCGTCAACCAAGTGATCGTTGCTGGTATAGTGATGGACTTGGTGATCGTATTGCTCAGGCTATTCACACGGTAGCTGCGGTTACTGATAAGGTTTTAGGAACTCAACTTGAGCATAAAGCTCGCGGATGTAGTTCATGTAACAAACGAAGAAACATCTTGAACTCATTATCGTAAACGATAAA